AAAAAGTAGTTCCCATTGTAATCTTCAATAGCAACGTGAGGTCTTGCGTGAGTTATTAATTTCAACTGTTCTTGAGTTGCCTTATCTTGGAAAGTTAAAGACATTGTAACTGTACTTTCATAAAAAGTAGTTCCGTTTTCTCTTGAAGAGTTAATTGCGGTTTCTAAAGATGAAGCACCTTTTACTTCAAATTTAAACCAATCTGGAGTTCCTGCAAAAGCAGTAATTTCTCCAGCAACGATTGTAGCAGCACCTAAATCTCCATAGTCAGCAAAGAATATATTCTTAATGCCACCTACTGCTGATTTGCAAGGTACTTTTCTACCAGATGTTAATGAACAAGCCATATTTTTATATTTTTTTAAATAAAAAAGGGTAGGCTATTTTACCCACCCTTTCTTTGATTGTTAAATTATTAATTATGCGTAGTAAACGATATCAGAACCAAACACGTGTTGAACACCTGCAGTAAATCTCATAATTACTCTTACATTTTGTGAACCATCGATATCTGACATATCAATTACTTTAACCTCGTTTTGGTCGTTTAAGATACCAGTTCCAAAATACAAGTTAGATTTTTGAGCCAATACCATTTTGTTATTGTCAAAACCTTTTGCTACGAAAATATTAATTCCTTCAAAAGATAATGCACCACCATTGTACCATTGTGTTCCTTTGTTATCAACACCATTTGCACCAATTGTAGCAGCAAATCCACCTAAAGCACGAATATAAGCTTGTGCAACGTTTTGAGAAACATAAAGAGTTAAATCTTCTTGTCCTAAAATTGCAGGAGCATTAGCAACAGCTGAATCAACAACTTTACCCATTTCAGCAATTACGTTTGCAGAAGTTACAGTAGTTCCTACTACATCATTAACAGTTGCATCAGCAGCTAACTTAACTTGGAAACCATCAAATTGTCCACTTGTAGCAGTTGAACCAGCCCAGATGTTTTTCTCTGTTCTATCAGCAACTTTAGCAGCAACGTGAGCAATAACAAATTCAGCAAAAGATGGAGCTAAATTGTCAAATGCAGAATAACCCATTTGAGCAGCTTCCCAAGATGCGTGTAAGTCTTTTTTACAGATTTGTAAGTTTACTTGAAATTCCTCTGGAATCAAGATAGCTTCTGTTAAAGTTAAAGTACCAGCGTCAGTTACGAAATCACAAGTTGCATCTTTTACGATGTCATCAGTTGCTCCTTTTTGTAATACACTTTTAAATTTTACGTTTGGCAAAATTGAAATTGCCCCAGCATCTAAAGTAGAAGCTGATAATAATGCAGCAGCGATATACTTACCGCTAAATTCTCCTGCATAAGTTGTAGTTAAAGATACACTCATTTTTTTTGATTTTTAATTTTAGTTATTATAATTTGTTTAGTTTTCCCATTACTCTATCCATAGTAGATTGAGGTCTTTTAGAAGCTATATTAAATTTTACTTCTGTTTTTTGTAATTGAGCATTTGTGTTAATTGGCTCAACTGCTGGTTGTGATAATTCAGCTAAAACTTCTTTTGGTAATTGAGAAGATAATTCTTCTTTTACTTCAGATGGTTCTTCTTCTTTTTTAGGCTCTAACATTGCTTTGATTTCTTCAATCATTGATTTAACCTCCGCAAGTTCTTCTTTAGTAGCATAACCAGTTTCCTCTTTTTCTTCTTCTTTAGCTTCTACTTCAATTTCTACTTCTGGCGCTTCTTCGCTTTCCATTGATTTAACCTCATTGATTAAACCTTCTTCTTCGATTACTACAACCATTCCGTTTTCTAATTCATATTCGCCAATTGGTAATGCAATTCTTTCATCTTCTGTTACAATGAAGATTTCATTTCCAGCTTCAAACTTCTCTGCTTCTAAAACAGTTCCGTTTTCTAGTCTCATTTGCTCAAGTTTTACTTCCATTCCTAAAAGTGTTTTAACTTGATTTAATAATTCATTTGATTTCATATTTATATATAGTATTTAATTAATTAATTTGCATTTTCGGTAGTAGTTGATGTTTGTCCTATTCCTTGTGCTTGTAAACTACCATCGCAGCATTTTGTAGAATAGGTATTGTTTTTACACAAACAACCTCTTTTACTACCTTGAGGACTTGTTCTACTTGGTGTTTTAAATATGTTTTTCATCTTCCTTGACCTTTGTATGGTTTCTTATAATTAGCACTTGATTTAGATACAGATGTTTTGCTTTTAGCGTGAACACCTTTTCTACTTACAGTTGGTTTTTCGTAAACTAAAACGTTTGGTTGTTTAGCCATTTGATTTAATTTTAGATTCTGCCCAACTCTTTGCTGATTTACCACCCCATAATAAATATGAAATATAACCACAACTTTCAGTATCTCCAGCCTCGTAATAAACTTCCGCTCTACTTAAATATGAAAACATCCTTTTAATAGTTTCCATACTTATTGGTTTACGTTGCGCTAATTGCTGTGCTCTAACCTTTCCAACTTGCGTTGCACATTTATTATTTACTTTCTCATTCAATTCAATACCTCTTTTAGCATTGTTACTTACAGACTCAGGATAATCACTAAAACTTTCCATTTCAGTTCTTTTTCCTTTCTTTAATCTTTTATCAGTTTTAATAATTGCTTTTACTTGTGATAATAAATATTCAGCCTCTGCCTCTTCAATAGCACTTAATTCAGCTTCAATAGATAGTAAGTCTTTAATAGGTTCTTTTGGTCTTTCTACTTTGTCAATGAAATACCCTTCTATTGAAAATCCTTTAACCTTTCCAGTTTTAACGTAATCATTCCAAACCTCTGAATTGTTTACTTTTACTGCACCCATCCAAGTTCCTAAAGGTACATTCATTCCGTACTTTCTTGACTTATCGTGTACCTCATCTTCAACAATCCAACTTTCAACTAAACTTAATCCACTCAATTCGTATTGGTGTTCTAAAGTAGAGTTGTTTTGGTTTCCTTTCATTAGATACATTTGAGATGCTTTCTCTACTGTTTCTTTTGAAAAATAAATATAATATTCTTCATCTCCACTCTTTCTGTAAATAGGCTTGTTTGGTATTAATAAAGCACCTAAAAGAATTTGTTTATCCTTATTTAGTTCCTTTAATTCTACAAGTTCACTATTTAAAGCAACAAAGTCTTCTTCAATAGCAGGGTTTTCTACAACACTAATTGCTTCAATGCCTATTGATTCTTCTTGATCATCAAGAATTAATTCTATTATATTCATAATATTATATAGTGTTTAATTATTTTTTTTGTATTTTATTAATATGATAAACCATATGTAGTGCAGTTTTTAAATACGCTCATATGTAGTGCAGTTTTTATATACTTGCTCCATTTACAATATTTCTATCCATACTTTGTGCGGTAGTTACATCGTTAGATACTACATAAGCCTTAACTGGCTCTTGTGATTGACTACCAATGGCATCAGCTAATTGATTTGTACTACTAGAACCTACAACGTTAAAAGCAGGAGGTTGTGAAACTCCACCACCAGTTCCTCCAGATAATGAATTTCCACCAGCAGTTGGTACACTTCCACTAGCTTTTAAAGAAGATAAACCTTTTGCAGTTGCAGCTATATTTGCAGCAATACCAATTCCAGCACCTACTTTATTTGCAGATATTTCGGCAGCAGCTAAAGCTAAACCTCCAGGAATTAAAGAATATTTTAATCTTGCAGCAGCATTTGCAGCTTGGGTATTTATAACTATTTTAGCAATACCAATAGCACTTTCTCCAATTAAGGCAGCAGCTTGTAATACTTTATTTTTACCAGCAACTTGACCAAGTAACTGAAAACCTTTCTCTAAATTATTAATTTCAGCTTGTCTTATTTGCTCTTTGGCAATAGATATACTTTTTGATATTTCTATTTCTTTTAAAGCATCTTCACCTAACCTTTTCAATCTTTCATCCTCTGCCTCTATTTCTAGTTGGTCAAAATAATCTTCATTTTCAAGAAATTGAGTTTGCCTTAAAGAATTATAATATGCCTCTAAATCTAACTTTTGTTGTTCAGTAGCACCTAATCTTTCTAACTCTAATAAATCCCTTTCGTATTTTCTATTTAGTTTTTCAAATTCAGTTATATCTTCTGCATCTTCATTTTGTAATCTAAACTTTTCACGAATAGCATTTATCTTTTCTTGATGATTAAACTCATCTTCTAATTCTTTATCTCTTTTCGCTTTAGCTTTTTCAGCAGCTTCTTCTTTTTTCTTTATTTGCTTATCATCTAATTGAGCCAATTCTAAATCAATTGCACCAGTTTTTTTCTTGGCTTCATTTATTTTATTAGTTAATTCAATAGATTTTTCAGAAGTTTTAGATGCTGCTTTTCCAATTTGTTCAGCTTGTAAAGACAAACCAACTAATCCAGATGCTAATATTTTTGTTTTTTCCCAAAATGTAACTTCTTTATTTTTAGATTCTTCTAACTGTAATTGAGTTTGTAAGTTTTCTAAAAGTGCTATATTTTGCTCTCTTTGAATTAATAGTTGTTTACGATATTCAGCAGTTAATTTAGGACTTTCTCCATTTTTTAATTCTTCAATCGCAAGTTGTTGTTTTAACAAATCTAATTGAACAGTTTGTGTTTCTAATTGTTTAGTCAAGTTTCCTTGTTGAGTTTCAAGTTTTCTTGTAGTACCATCTATAAAATTAGAAATCTCATCCCAGTATGCAACAATTGTTCCTAAAATGACAACAAAAGCACCTATACCAGTTGCAATTAAAGCCGTTTTAGTTCCTTTTAAAGATACGTTAAAAAGCCTTGTGCTTTCATATACGTTTTTGAATTGTGTAGCTAGACCTCCAGTTAATTGGTCTAATATAGCAATAGCACCACCATTACTAGCAACCTCATCAATACTTTCTTTGGTTTTATCTGAACTTTCTTTTACATCGACTAAACTAGATTCTAATTTATTAAAACTCTTGCTTAAATCATCTATCTGTTTTTTTCCTTTTAAAGTATTTATATCTAGTTCAATTACTATTTTTTCTGCCATTTTATTTCTTGTTTAAGTGCTTTATAACCATCTTTTAATGTAACTGGTAATTTGTATTTACCTTGTGCAATTCTAATGTTCTCCGTTTCGCCTTTAGCGTGTTGCAATAAGAATAATATATTTTTTATCATTTTAAAATCTTTGATTTTTTATAGGTCGTTTAGTAATTCTAATTCAGATTTTCCAGTTTCTAAATTTGTGTTAATTGAATTTATTTTATAGCTATTCCCATTTATTATAAACCTATCTGCTAAAGTGTAGTTAAGCAATATGCTCAATGGTAAATAAGCAGTTACTTTTGTTAATCTGTTTTTATTATTAAATACACTTATAATGTAATTTTGATAGTATTCTTTAAATAAAGTATTTGTATAAGTATTTAACCTATATTCGTTTTGTTCAGCTTTAAAATTTATATTAGCAGTATTTACATCATTTGCAAAAGAAACTGCATTTGATGGCATTACAATACTACCAGTAATTTCTTTATGTGATGTATAAGTTCCATCAGAATCAACTGCATCTACAAAACTAATACCCTCTGCAACTCCATTATCTTCAATAGCATTTAATACTGGATAGAACAATAATGGCTTACCAATATAAGCATCTTGATTGTCATCTGCAAACCAACCCCATTGAATTGTTGTTAAAGTACTATCATTTAAATCATAAAGTCTTTCATATTTTAAATGAGAAAAAGGTAATTTAACATCGTAAAGTTCTCCATCAATTTGACCCCCACCTATTGGTAATTCTTCCGAATCTGCTTCTGTCCTCGCATATTCTGTCTTTGCCCATTCTAAACCAAATAGCTGATTATGCGTTTTAGCTAAAAATGTATTTGTATCTTCATAAGAAAATGAAATATCTCTATAAGGTAAAGAAACATTTACAGAACTACTATCTGAAACTATGTATTTAGAAATATCATAAGGATTATAATTTGCGTAAAATTCATTTAAAGGTAGAACCTTAATTATATTAGTATTCTTTTCAACGTAAGCAGTTAAATTAAACATCTTAAATAACCCAGTCAAAAAATCAATTATCTTTATATCTGGTATTTGTTCTGCAATAATAAACTCAAAAACAGTAGCAACATTAAAACTTCCAGTTGAATAAACATCCGAAGTTGGTGGTTCAAGAGGGTCTGGGTCTGTATAATCTAAAGTCCATTTAATATCAGTAAATGTAATTGATGCAGCATAATTTAAAATAACCGTATATTCTGAATTGGCTTGTGCATAAGGTGTTAAACCAATAGCCCTTGTTGTAGCCGTTATATCTGATTCTGAATAAACCTCCACTCCATTTCTAAATATTTGAATACCATAAGGTAATGAAGTTACCCTATCTAATCTTAACTCAAAACCAGTTATGTATTCAGTAGGAACAAAGTTTTGAATATAAGCAGTTGATGAATCTAACATATCTAAAACACTTCCGTAAGCGGCAGTCCAACCATCTACAAGTTTTGGATACGATTCTATTTGAGTACCAGGAATAACATCTCCTTTTTTTCTATGTAACCACATAAAAAGTTTATAATATCTTTCGTTTGTATCTACAAAGAAATCATTACTAAAAATAATTCCATAATTTGACTGAATTGCTTCAACTATTTTATGTACTCTTAAAGCATATTTTAATTCACTCCAAGCCACTCCGTGTTGATGTCCACTTCCATCATCATAATATAAGTTTCCAGTATATTGTGTATCGTGAGCGTGTCCAGTTGTTGAATCATAAAACAACCTTTTGGTATGAGTGATTAAAGGTACTACAACATCGTTTGTACTAGGATTTCTTTTTAACCCAGCTTCAATTTCAGCAGGAGAATAAGTTTCATTTAAAGCATTTAAACTATTTAAAGCATTTAATTTATCTTCCCCTAATAAATCTTTTAAAGTAACTGTACTACCAAAGAATGTAATTCTATATGCGTAAGGCACATTGTTTTTTAAATCAACTCCTTCTAGTTTTATTTTCCCATCTCTAAATGGTAAATGATTTAATTCAATTGTGGCATCTTTTTTAGTTCTACCATCAAAACCATTCTCAATACTAAAGTTATAATAATGCTTGAATATTTTATTATTTGTTTTAGAAGCTGGTAGTGTAAAGGTTTTAGAAAAGTCTGTAAAGATTTTAGCAATATCCCTTACATTCTGAATTGATTGTGTAAGTGATACCGATTCATCTTTGAACATATCCACTCTTTGACCATCTATGTATAATTGAATAGTTTGCATTTATCTAATGTCGTTTAGTACGTTGTAAGAGTTTTCAAACTCAATTGTATATTCTACTAGTCTATCGTTTAAAGATGTCTTATAAGTAATATTAGACGTCTTCACGTTGATAGGTAGTACTTGTTCTTCTGTATCTGTTATATTGGTTATCCATACTTTTTCAGATAGAATCATTTGTTTAAATACTTCGTTATATTCCTCATTCAAGTAACCACTACTAAATGTAAAAGATTCATTTCCTTTTATATTAAAATCTCTTTTTGTGTGTACAGACCTATTGTAAGTATAATTACTATTTAAAGTGTTTGCATTGTATCTTTCTTTTGATACATCCATTTTATTTACTTGTTTCTTAAAGAAATAAATGTCTTGTAAAGCACCAAACTTATTTATAAATGTAAACTTCTTTGGCTCGTATTTACATTCATCCAAAATCACAATATTAATTGTATCTCTATTTCCTAAATCATCAGTAACTACAATTTTATCAACTCCATACAATTCAAACTCATCAATAAAATCTCTTAAACATTTACTTTCTTCAATAACACCACCATCCTCAAAAACTCTTTCTCTATAATTATCATCACTTAATTCTCCAACTTGACTTACATAAACAATTTGTTGTTCGGTATCATCTGGGTCTTCTGTATAATTTAAAGTCTTTATAAGTTCTCCGTTTCTATAAAAATAAATAAATGGATTGTTTTTAGTGTGAACTGGTATCCTTGCTAAATTATCAGCTAAATTGTAAATAGTTCTATTTGTTATTAAAGTAGAAATATTATCTAAATTAAAATTCTGTTCTTCAAAATAAGAGTAGCTATCAAAAGCAAAGTTTGTTTGACCTGCCGTTGATAATAAAGTACCACTAGAGTTGTAAGCCTTAATGGTTGATTGTACGACTAAAGTATAAGAATTATAAACACCATTAAATTCAGTATCTAAAAAATCCCTAATAAGTTCTGAAACCTCAAAATAAACAGAAGTGCTACCAACTATTATAGACTTTCTTAAAGTATATTGAGGAGTTGCTGGAGTTCCAGTTTCTGTATTCCAAATTTTTAATTCCAATATAGCATAAGATAAACTTGCGTTTGATATACTAATGTAATATGGACTTCTTAAATTAATTGCCATCTCTTATTTTTTAAAATTATCTTTTATCGTTGTTTCCATAAATTTCTGTACATCTAATGCATACGCTTGTATCAATTCTTCATTCAATCCTTTAAATGCTTTTTCAAATGGTTTGGTAAAAAACATACTTGGTCTTATACCTCTGTTATATATGTTTCCAGCTATAACTTGAGCAATAGTTTTGTAATTACCTTTTTTAAACCTACCCTTTTCATCTCGTAATCTTATATTCTTTTTCTTTGCCCAAACCTCTAGCTTACCTACAAAACTTGACCATTGACCACTATAATTTCCACTTCCAAATTTATATGGACTATTTGGTGCTTGTTGCCCTTTTATCTTTGCATTTTTAGAAACTTTACTTGGGTCTTTTCCTTTAACACCTTTGTCTTGAAACATCCCATAATCCTGCATTACAAGGTCTAATCCGAAACTATTTTTAGAAACAGTTAAATCATACCCAATACTATTGTAAAGTTCTTTAGAAAAGTTCTTACCGTTTTTAGTAAGATTGCTTCTTGACTGTTGTACAACGTATTTAGCGAATTTGTTTAACGCTTCTCTAGTTTGTTCTAACTGCATATATCAATATCGTTTTGGATAAATACATCAAACGTACACGCCCATCCAGCTAATCTATTTTCAAACCTTTCGTAAAATGGTTCACAATTGGGAGTACCATCCAACTGGTATAAATCCCTATGCAAGTTTCCTTTTCGTAATAACATTGTAAGTCTATTCAATACCGCTAACTGTGTATTCAATACATCTTGCTCATTATTGTTACCCCTAAAAATATCAGTTGTTGGGTCTTTACTTTCATCTACAATATCCATTGCAAGAACTGTAATATTAAAACCTAAATACTGTTCTTCAGTTGTTACGTTGTTTACAATAATATGTGATAACGGAAATATCGTTTGCTTTGATAAATCTACTTCTGTAATATCTCCAGTTGTAACTGTATTGCAATTTACATCATTAAGCAATTGCTCTTTGATGGTTTGCGTTAATTGGTAAAATCCTCTAATTCCTTGCATTGAACTTATTTTTTATTTGTGATGCTTCTATTTCGTTTTTCTCTTTTTCAAAGGTTAAGAATAGTAAACATTCGTGCATTTTTAATTTAGTGATATCTTCAAATCTCCTAATATCTGATTGAGCGAGTGCATAAACGCTTGAGTACCAACCCCACTTGCTTCCGAATTGAGAAACTCTTGTAAGGTCTTGTCCTCCTCCTCCATTAAAGAGTTCATCGTAACTTGACATAATTCGTTCCCTAAATTGTAAAAAAAAAGTATAGAACTAATCACAGCATCTAATGGCATACCTTTTAAATGGTCTGTATCTCCAGCTTCATATTCTTTTATGTGATATCTGCTTCCCTTTCTTAATTCAATTGGTCTATATAAAACTGCCATAGCTTTTTCTATATTATCCCAATCTCCAATATAAGTATCTAAATCAATGTATTCTCCAAAAGACATTTCATCTAGGTTATTTATAAAACCATACTCAACACCTTGCATTTTAAACGTATGCACCAAACTAGGTTTTGATTCAAACATCTGTGAAATAATACCTACAATGTCTTGTACATCTTTTGCTTTTAATAATCTAATATGCTCTGGTTTTAAGCCACAGAATATCTCAATCATTTTATAAGACAATTCAGTTTCAGTAAGTTTATCTAGTTTAATATACTCTTGGTATTGACCAAGCGTTATTTCATTTAAACTATTAGGTACAATTAATTCTACTTTCATACTAGTATATAGTTATTTTAAAATTATTTTAGACAATTGCATATCTACCAAAGTTAGGTTTGCTCAATACAGAATAAGTTGCGTATCGAACCGCATCAATTGTATGGTTATGTTTATCTATTGGTTTGTTTATCATCTTGCCACTTCTGTCTTCTTGCCATTTGTAGTTTCTAAATTCTTGAATACAATTATGGCTATCTCTATGAATATGTATTTTA